CAAGTATGATGATCACGAATATATTTCAAACCTTCTGGCTGCGTCTCAGGAAGCAGACCAAGACCTGCGAGATAACGCTCGTGAGGCGATCTTGTTCGTTAATAAACGAGACGGTCAATGGGAACCTTATTGGTATAACAATGCCGCTGAAAGCAAGTCTCCTCGCTACACTTTTGACATGGTTAATCCGATCATTGATCAGGTTTGTTCGGAGATTGAGCAAGCGTCCTTTGATGTCTCGGTATCTCCTGCTGGCGGTAACAGCACGAAGGATATAGCAAACACCTACTCAGGCATTATCAGAAACATCGAGTCTATGTCTGATGCTAGTGAGGTCTATAATCACGCAGCAAAAATGATGGTCACTTCAGGCTTTGGCGCATGGCGTGTTGTGCATAAGTATGTAAGTCAGGACAGCTTTGACCAAGATCTATTCATTGAGCCTATTGGCAACTCCATAGACCGTGTGTGGTTCGATCCAGCAGCAGAGAAGCAAGACAAGTCTGACAGCCGTTACTGCTTTGTGCTTCACGCAATTGGCAAAGATGAGTATGACAGGCGATGGCCTGAAGGCTCTGGTGAATCAGTTGATGAAGGCCGTGACGGCGAGGCTTACTTTGATAAGGCCGAAGTAGTCGTTATCGGTGAGTTACTGTATTGCGAAGAAGAAGAGCGTGAACTGGTCATGATGTCTAATGGGCAGGTTCATGAGGCTAATGATGACTTTAAAAAGATAGCCGATGAGCTTGAATCCATTGGTGTGACTGAGGTTCGCAGGCGCAAACGTGTCAAAAAGTCGGTATGTTCACGGTTATTTGACGCTAGTGATTGGCTAGAAGAGAAGAAAGAGACAGTCTTTAGCATGATTCCTATTGTGCCTATCTACGGCAACTACAAGGTCTTTGAGAATAAGACGATCTTCTGGGGACTTGTAGAAAGGCTTATGGACTCGCAGCGAGTGCTGAACTACTCAGTCAGCCGTGAGGTAGCTGAGACTAGCCTTGCGCCAAGGTCTAAGTATTGGATGACAATGAGTCAGGCAGCAGGTCATGAGGAGTCATTGCAGACTCTCAACACCAATCATGATCCAGTTCAATTCTTTAACGTAGATCCAGAGTTTCCACAGGTTCCACAGCAGCAAGGCGGCGCACAGGTAAACCCAGCGTTACGCACAATGTCTGAGGCCATGAGAGGCATGATTACTTACGCCTCTGGGATGTTCTCCAGCAACATGGGTGACAATCCACAGAACCAATCTGGCGTAGCAATCAACGCGCTCCAGAACAAAGGCGACAACTCCACGATCAAATACTTCAAAGCCTTGGAATTCGGCATTCGCGCCACTGGACGAATTTTGGTGTCGGCTATTCCTCAGATCTATGACTCAGCTCGCACTGTAAGGCTGCTGAAGGAAGATAACACCTATGACGTTGCTGACATCAACCAGAAGGTAATCGATCAACAGACAGGCGATGTGGTGACTGTCAATGATCTGTCAGTCGGCAACTATGACGTACAGGTCAAGGCTGGTGCGAGCTTTAAGAATCGTCAGCAGGAAACCATTGAGACGATTATTGAGATTGCTAAAGTTGATCCAAGCATCCTCCAGATCGCTGGTGATGTCTTGCTAGACAACGTAGCCACTGCCTCAGCGCAACAGATCTCTGACCGCAAACGCGCACAGATGATAGCCGCTGGCCTGATACCTCAAGATCAGATGACCGAAGAAGAGTTGATGGCAGCGCAGCAACAGCAAGGCGAGCCACAGCAAGATCCAAACATGGTTCTGGCTCAGGCTGAGCAAATGAAAGCTCAGGCTGAGATGCTAAGAGCGCAGATAGAGCAAGCCAAGCTACAGAATGAGCAGATGAAGCTACAACTAGAAGCTCAGAAGCTCCAGACGCAGATGCAAGGCGATCAGGCTGATAACCAGATTGACTTCTTCAACGCCGAAACGAAGCGCATGGAGACTCAGATCAAAGCTCAGCAGGCAGGCGCTACGATTGACAAGACAAGCGCTCAGGCAGTGGGTGAGCAGCTTAACAACCAAGAGAAGATGGCTGACATCACTGAGAGGCAACGTGTAGAGGCAGAGCGTATGCGAGCAGAAGCTCAACGCCGAGCCATGAGGTATATGTCTGACTCTGAGATAGCGAGAATGCAAAATGGCTGAACGCAGACCAAGCGCAGGATCATCAGCTCTTAACGCCATAGCGCAGTTCAATGCTGGCGTTGTTGACTCTACGCTTGGCTTGTTAGACCTTGGCGCTCAAGGCATAGCTGGCATCTCCAACATGATTACAGGACGCAATGACCGTCCTGTCATGCTATCTCAGCGAGCTAAATCTGCGCTTAACGTAGAGTCCGATCCAAGCTCTCCTAGCTACATAACTGGCTCAATAGCGCCTGCTGTTGCAACTGGCGTAGGCACGATGGCTAGGCAAGGCACAACATCTATCCGTAATTTCCTTGGTAACACCTCAACTGAGCTAAGCGGTTACTTTGGCGGTGAAGCTGGCGCTCAAATAGGACGCGAGTATGGCGGTGATTACGGAGAAATGACAGGCAGTTTAGTAGGAGGCATGGCTGCTCCTAACACTACTAGATCTGACATATTTGCTGGGCCATCCTCAAAGACTGCTGACCAAGAGGCTTTGTTTAAAGCAAATCAAATGGAGCGGCAAGGCGCTTCTCCTGAAGAGATTAAGCAAGCCACAGGATTCCAAAAGAATCTTGATGGTGAGTATATGTATCATATTCCTGACAACAAATCGGCATTGAACTTCGAGCTAATGAAGACTGATATGCAGGATTTAATGGAAAGCGATAGAAAACTTGCTGAGTCAATGCGCACAGAGTTGGGAGCGCCAAGGATTAGATCAACTTTTCAAAGACCGCTTGGAGAGATTCTGGATCATCCAGAGTTATATAATGCGTATCCTGAACTCTATCAATTGCAAGTTGGTTATAGAGTCGCGCCAGAAAGTAACAATTTAGGAACTTTTGATCCAAGAAGTAGAGAAATTACATTAGATTTTGATACCTTAGACGAAAGAGAGCCTCGAATCGGCGCAAAAGTAGATTTTGATAGTCCGAGTAGACCTACGCCGATTATTCCTCCTAGTCGTCAAGCTCACAGCACATTGCTTCACGAAATTAATCACGCAGTTTCAAACATAGAAGGTCGAAGCACTGGAGGTTCTCCAGAAACAGCCTTAGACCAGATGTTAGCTGCGCAACGAGTAGAACAGGAGCCATTCAAGATTGATTACGATAATTATAGGCAGTCTGACCAATCAATCAGAGATATAAATCGTGATCTAAGTATCAGGAATTTAGAAGATATTGGAAACAGAGGAAGCATTGATGAGTTAGTAGGTCATCATTTATTTAAGCAGCGTGAAGGAAGAATTATTAGCGAGTTAGGAAGTCCTTTTGTTGCTGAAGATATGTCTGAATGGGCGCGTCTGGCAGCAGAAAGAGTAAAAGAGCTTGAAGTGCAAAACATGGATCCATTGGCTCAGAGAAGATATGTAAACAGATTAAATTTAACTGAAGATCAATTATTGACAGCAAGAGAAATAGCATCTGATCAAAAGCAAGTAAGCGCAGAAAATTATAAAAAATACAAAGATGTGGCAAGCAAGTACAGCGGAATTAATCAGCGAGCTAGAGGTGCTTATAATAAATACTTGCTAATTAATGATGAATTTTTATCCAGAGCTACTCAAAACCTAATGGACGATCCAAGATCTACCTACGACATTCCTTTATATCGAGATGTGCCAGATGAAAGAATGGGAGATTTGTCTACAGATGATTTGTTTAACTCTCCTAACCCATATGTTTCAAGAGAATCTTTAGATATCAACGACTTAGATTACAAATAGAAAAGTATTGCTTTTAACTAAATTGTGGTATATTGCAAGCCAGTGAACGTCACACTTTCTTGACGGCGCGGAACGTCACCGTTTATTTGACGGCATTACAGTAGGTATAAGATGCAACCAGACGATATGGTCGATGAGACTCAAGATGTAGAGTTTGAAGACATAGAGGATGTAGATCAGGAAACTGATTCCGATTCATCAACGGATACTGACGAAGGTCAGGAAAAATCTACTAGACCTGTTTTTAACGAAGAACAGCAGAAAGCTTTTGATAAGGCTATGGCTGAGAAAACTTGGAAGGCGCGAGAAGCAGAGCGTCAGGCCGAGCAATATCGTCAGCGTCTTGCAGAGATTGAAGCTAAACTTCCTAAAGAACAGCCGCCCGAAGTGCCGAAGGTGCCTGACTTCTATGCTCTGTCTGACAGAGAGATACAAGAGCAGCTCCGACAGCGTGATGAGGCGATTGCCAAGCGAGCAGCGTTTGATGCTAGGCAGCAGGCTATGCAAAGCCAGCAGCTTGAATTACAGCGTCAACAGCAAGCGGAAGCAATTAAGCAGCAAAATGAGAAGATCGCAACATACGCAGAGCGTTCAAAGAAGCTAGGCGTTAAGAGTGAAGACCTGCAAAGCGCAGCGAACAAGATAGGCCAGTTTGGTATTGATCCAATGCTGTCCAGCCATCTGATTGATTTAGAAGATGGAAGTCTTGGCACGTTGTACTTAGGGAATAATCTCTTAGAGCTAGATAGGTTGGCAAATATGTCTCCTAATCAAGCGTTGTTGTATTTAGATCAGACCATTATGCCAAAGGCTAGAAAACTTAAACCTAATGTAAATGCCGCTCCTGATCCATTAGATACGCCAAGAGGCGCTGGGGTAAGTCCCAAGTCTGGTGGCCCTAAAGGAGCAACTTTCGAATGAATGAGGTGATCCGATCATGGCTAACAATCTTAATAGCAACGTCACACGGAAAGTCGCTCGTGTCTTCTTAGACGCTTTTGAGGCTTCTCGTGTAGTAACAAAAACTGTCAACACTCAACTGTTGTCAGGCAAATTCAATCCTTCTAGCGGTTCAAATGTAGACTTCAAGCGTCCGCATGACTACAACACAATCCGCACTTCTGGCGGTGATATCAGCGCTTCTACTAAGTCAGACATCATTGCTGGTAAAGCAACTGGTACGGTTCAAAACTATTTCACAGCCGCAACTGAATGGGGCAACGTGGAAGAGGCTCTTGAGCTAGACCAACTCGATCAAATCCTTGAGCCTATGGCTCGTCGCATCGTAACTGACCTTGAGTTAGACCTCGGCGCGTTCATGCGTAAAAACGCAGCGTTGAGCTACGGTGATCGTGGTACTGTTGTTGATGCATGGTCAGACGTTGCAGGCGCTGGCGCATTGATGGACTCTGTTGGTGTCCCAATGTCTGACGAGAAGTATTATTTGATGAACCCATTCACCACTACTGCGCTGTCTTCAGCTCAGAATGGTCTGAATGCGGCTGACGGCCTTGTTCGTACAGCATGGGAAAAAGCGCAAATCAGCCAGAACTTTGGTGGCATGATGGCTCTGACTTCTAACGCTCTCAGCAGCTACACTTCTGGCTCAACTACTGATCGTGCAGGCACTCTGAACGGTGCGCCTAACGCGACTTACGTTGCGGCTAAGGACACCATGCAGCAGACTCTCGTTCTGGCTGGTCTGGGTACTGGTACTATCAAAGCTGGCGATCAGGTAACTATTGCAGGCGTTAATCGTCTGAACGTAGCTACTCGTGAAGCTATCCTTGACAGCGCTGGCGCACAAGTTCCGTGGACAGGTACTGTACTTGAGGACGTAACAATTGTAGGTAATGCTGCAACGATTACTGTCTCTGGCGCTGCCATCTACGAGGCTAACGGTCAGTATAACAACGTGGATGCAGCTCCTGCTGACGGCGCAGTTGTAACTATCCTTGGTGCTGCTTCAACTCTGTATCAGCCTAACCTGTTCTACACTAAGCAGGCATTTGGTCTTGGTGCTGTTAAGCTACCTAAGCTGTACTCTACAGACACAATTGCAACTACCAGCGATGGTATGAGCATCCGTGTGTCTAAGTACGCAGACGGTGATGCCAACACGCAGAAGATTCGTTTCGATTTGCTTCCTGCGTACGCTTGCTTCAATCCCATGTTTGCTGGGATGGGATTTGGAAAGTAACCTTGTAGAGATTCTAGGAGCTTCGGCTCCTAGCTTTTTATTATGGCTACTCCAAGCAAAGGTAAAGCGAAAGTAAAGGTCACTGCCACTGGCAAGAAGGTCTCCTATGGGCAGGCTGGAAAGGCCAGTGACGGTGGTTCTCGTGTACGAGCAGGCACTAAAAAAGGAGCTACATACGAATAATGGCTACTGTCGCTCAAGTTGCAAAGTCCTCACTACAGAGGATATTGGTACAAGCTAGTGAGGCTCCGCTAGAGCCTGACGAGTACCAAGACTTTATATTTTCTATGAATAATTACATGGCTGAGCTAGATGCCCAAGGCATTCAGCTTGGTTATACAGTTGTGTCTGATCTTGGTGATACTGTTACTATCCCAACAGGCGCACTGCGCGGACTGATCGCTAACATGGCGATTGAAGTCGCGCCAGATTACAACGGAGTTGTCTCAGCAGGCTTAGCAAAAGCAGCTCGTGATGGTTTCAACACAATGCGTATGCTTGGTCAAAGCATGGGCAAATCTAAGTATCCTTGTACGCTTCCTATAGGCTCTGGTAACGAAGATAACGACTTTGGATTGAATGGTCATTTTTATCCAGACCAAGAGGCATCAATACTTGCAGAAACCACTGGCGCTATAGCCTTGGAGGTAAATACCAATGGTTAAAAGAGCGGATGGACGCAAGAAGTCGGATTTTGTAGCACAGGATACAGTGCTTGCAAATTCTTTCATGGACTACTTTGTTAATAACACTAACTATCGAATCTCCTACTCTAATCTTGTAGCTGGCCTTGGCGTAACTGGCTCTATCGTTACTACTGGATCTGGCGTTGCTACTCCTGTTTTAGAGATTGACGGCACAGTTAATAAGATTAGGAACATCGCTAACGGTTCAGGAATAATCATTGCGGTTGATGCACAAAATAACGTAGAGGTTGGTCATAACTTTACTGTAGACAGTGGAGGTCAGCCAATCATGCAGAATTCTACTGCGGCTAGTCCTACCTTTGTTAGTATTTCTGCTGGTAATGGCATCAATGTCACAACCACTGGTGCGCAGATAGAAATATCCTCCGCTGAGTTGGCTAGTTACGCCACTGTAACCATGCAAGGAAACTCTGACGAGACTGTTATTGCTGTTGCAGGAACACCTGTAAAAGTAGCTGGCACTTTTGTTGTTGGAGATGTCTCTGGTTTCACTGTTGACACAACTGGCAAAATTACAGAAGTAGAGTCAGGTATAACGCGCCACGTTATCAATGCAATCGTATCTCTTACTGCCGCTAGTGGCACAAATCACCAATGCTCTATATACATTGCTCTTAACGGTTCTGTCATAGCAACAACTCGTATGACAAACACAATTACCGCTGGACTATCTCGTTCAATGGCTACGTTTGCTAACATAGAATTATCTGTTAATGATTACATTGAGATTTACGTTGCAAACGACTCTACTACAGACAACTTAATCGTATCTCGCGCAGTGCTAGGTGTACTTTAATGGCAAAAATCGTTCTGCCGATAGCGAATGGATTTTACGAAAGCGATAGCTTGCCTATCTCTGCTCAAGAGTGTGTAAACTTCTATCCGAATATTGCCCAAGCTCCTGCGTTGAATCAGGAAACGCTATATGGCACGGCTGGACTAGAGGAAGTAGCAAACGCTAACAGCCTTACTGGTAATAGAGGCGCACACGAGATGAATGGTGTGCCTTACTTCGTTATTGAAAACAGACTGTACAGCATGGCTGCTGATTTCACGCTGACCTTTATTGGTGAGATAGCTGGCAATACAAGAGTTTCAATGGCTGACAACGGCACACAACTTCTTATTTTAGTTCCTAGTGGAAACGGATACATATACAACCACGTTACGGACACATTCGCGCAAATCACAGATACAGACTTTACTGCGAACGGAAATCCTCAATTAGTTGTTTATATTGACGGATATTTCTGTCTTACAACTGACAGTAAGAAGTTTATTGTTAGCGCGTTAAATGACGGACTTAGCTATAACGCCTTGGATTTTGGTACTGCTGAGTCTGATCCTGATGACATTGTTGCTCCTATTGTTTTCAAGAATCAGCTATTTATAGGAGGTTCGCAGACGATAGAAGCATTTCAGAACATTGGCGGCGCTGACTTTCCTTTTCAAAGAACTGGCTTGTTTTTATCTAAAGGTATTGCTAGTCCGTTTAGTATTCAGTCTTTGCAAGGCACGTTTGTATTTATCGGATCTGGTCAGAACGAATCTCCAGCAATCTGGGCTTTTGAAGGTAATGATGCAGTCAAGATATCTACAACTGCAATAGACAAAGAGCTAAGCAATCTTACGCAAGACCAAGTGGCCTCTATTTACTCATGGGGATATGCTGAGAAAGGCGCTTACTTTGTTGGGTTTGCACTGCCTAGCAGCACATTAGTTTACGATATCATTACAAAGCGCTGGCATGAAAGGAAGTCTGTTATTGAAGGTGATCTTGGAGGCTACCGTGTTACTGCTTTGGTAAGAGCCTATAACAAGATATGGGCAGGAGATTTAGTAGACGGCAGGATAGGAAACTTAGATCCTGACTTCTACACAGAGTACGGCACAGAGATTAGGCGTTCTATAGTGACTCAGCCTTTCCAGAACAACATGGAATCGTTTGTAGTTCCTGAGATAGAACTTACTGTTGAAAGCGGTGTTGGTAATGCCGCTGCTCCTGATCCTCAAATTGGCATGGCTCGTAGTCGGAACGCTAAGACTTGGAGTGACACTCGCTTCCGTAGCATTGGCAAGGTTGGTGAGTATAACCATAGACCTATTTGGCGAAGAAACGGCAGAGCGGCTAGATTTGAGTTATTCAGGTTTACAATGAGCGATCCTGTAAAGCCTGTGATTATACAAATGACTGCTGACATAGAAGGTGTTCAGTGAGCTATAAATTAAATGTTGCGCAACCGATAATAGAACCTAATGGAACTATGAGTCAGGCGTTTAGACAGTTTACGCAAGAGGCTACCTTAAGCATTCCGATAGTTGGAGTCGGAAGTCCTGAAGGTGTTATAGAGGCTGTACAGTATAGTCTTTACTTAGACAGCGCAGGCTCTGCTGGAGCTATACAATACAGAAAGATGCTTCCTAGTATTGGTGGCGACAGAAAACAAGGCTGGATTCTTGTTTGATTACCAGAACAGTAGACGCTGACTTTATAAGATCATTCGTTACCGGATCTGATGTGTTTGATGAGATTAGCGAGGATGACTTCTCACGAGATGAGTGGTATCCAGATATGCACTCAGGCTGGTTTCTTCATACGGAAGATGATGAGGTTTGTGGACTCTGGATGGCTGAGATGCGCAACGGCATCACCATAGAAATTCATCCAATGATCTTAAAAGAGTTCAGAGGAAAGAAAGCGTACAAAGGCGCTAAAGAATTTTTTACTTGGATAACAAAGAACACCAAGTATGAAAAGGTAAACGCAGAGATCGCCACTTGCTTTCCTAATGCCAAGATGTTTGCGGTACAATGCGGCATGAAGCTAGAAGGCACAATCAGGCGGTCTTTTAAAAAGAACGGCGAGATACATGACCAATGGTTACTAGGCATCACTAGAGAAGAACTAGAGGCGAGATATGAGTAAGTTAGTCAAATCACTATTCGGCGGCGAGTCTGATGAAGGCATTGAACGCCAAGAGAAAAGCAATCAACTTTTACGAGACTTTCTTGCTCGTCAAGAGGCTATGGCTAGAGCTGATATCCGAAAAGCTATGCCAAGCCAATATGGTGCTTTTACAGCAGGTCAGCAAGCTGGCTTAGATGTTTACGGTCAATCTATGCCTCAACAAGCTAATGCCTTTGTTGGCGGCAACGTGGCAGCTCAAGGAACATTGTTAACTGGGATGCCTATGTATGAGCAGGCAATAAGAGGTAGTGATGTTAATTACGCAGCTTTAAAGCCATATCAAGGCAGTTACGATATGGCTTTTACTCAGCAGAAGTTGCCTGATGCGGTAGCTAATCCTGCGTATTTAGCTGAAGCAACGACAATAGATCCAGTAATGCAGCACTTAACTCCAGAGTACCGTAACCAACAGGCACAAATGATGCAAATGGGTAATGGAACTACAATGAATCCAACGGCTAACTCATTGGCTGGCATGGGTATAGACGAAGCTGTTTTAGCTGAACTGCAAGCAATGGGGCGATTATAATGGCTAGACAAGATAGAGAAGAAGATTACACAGAAGGTCTTGGCGGCATAAGTATACCTAGCGCTGAAGAAATGGTCGTTCAGTTTGTTCAAGCTAACCCAAATGCTGATCACAACCAAATAGCCACATTGATCCAACAAACTGGCGCTGACCTTGACTCGGTTGCTGATACTTTAGGAGTGCCAAGGAGTGTCGCTAACGAAGCTTTTGCCGTAGCACTTGGCAGACAGACTGAACCTCTGCCTCCTGCTCAAAGATCAGCTAATCAAGCCGTCGCTGAAGAGCTGTCAGGTTTAGATAAGGTAGCTGATTTTATCGCTTCAGGCGAAGCAAAAACCGATCAAGAAATTTACCGTGAAATGGTAAAAAATGATGTTCCACTTGAGCAAATAGCAGCTCGCATCAATTATCCAATAGATGAAGCTACTGTTCGATTTACTCGCGCTCAAGAACTGGCGCAAATCGAAGACATTGTTGCTGGAGGCTTAGAGAAAGCAAAAAAAGATTTTCCTAACGGTATTCCAGATAATTTGTTAAAGCGCTACGCCATGGAGACTAATCAGTCTATAGAACAGATAGCCACTAACATGGATAACTTTGGTGTCTCTGTTGATGATATGGCTCGCGCTACTGGCATTCCTTTAGCTGAGGTTCAGGCTGCTTACAATAGAGCAAAAGGCGGCGCTATAACTGGCGGCACAGGAAACATAGTTGCAGGAAGCGAAGTGGCTGGTGGAACTGGAGCAGGAGTTAGCTCTGGAACAGGCTCTGTGGCCTCCTCAACGGCTGTAGGAGGACGCGCAGGAGCAGGCGGTCAAACTGGCTTAGCTGGAGCGGAAAGAGCGCTGGCAGGCGGTGTTACGGCTGCTGCACAAGCTATTGAGTCAGGAGCAGGACAAGCTAGAGCAGATCTTCTTGGCGGCACTCAGATTGCTCGTCAGGACTTAACTCAAGGCGCTCAAGAAGCTGGAGGTTTAATTCAGTCAGGTACTGGATTGGGACTAGAGGCTCTTGGCACAGGTCTTGGTGCTGCAAGGCGAGACATTTTGGGAGGCGCACAGGCTGGACTTGGCGCGTTGTACCAAGGTCTTGGCGGTGCTAGGACTGATCTTCAGGCCGCTCAACAAGCAGCTAATCAACAATACGGAGCAGGTATTGGAGACATCACAGCGGCTCGTGATCTTGCGTCTCAGCAAGTTGGTCAAGCCTTTGGTCAAGCTGGTCAGATGTTTGATCCGTATCGTCAGGCAGGCACTGCGGCGCTACAGCAACAAGCTGCATTGTCAGGCGCGTTAGGTCAAGAGGCATTTAATCAAGCTTTCCAAAACAGTCCGCAACAGCAATTCTTGCGCGAGCAAGGTGAAAGAGCGGCATTACGCACAGCGGCTGCTAGAGGCGGCGTAGGTGGCGGCAACGTCATGAAAGAACTGTCAAGGTTCAACACTGGCTTAGCTTCTCAAGACTTACAGAACCAGATAGCCAACCTTCAGCAACTAGGATCGCAAGGTCTTGGCGCTAGTGGTAGTGCTGCTCAGTTTGCCGCTCAAGGCGGCGCTGCTCAAGCAGACTTACAGACTCAGGCTGCTCAGCAACTAGCTGCACTGCGTGGTCAAATAGGACAATCTCAGCTAGGTACAGGCCAGCAGCTTGCAGGACTAGGCACACTGGCAGGACAGCAAGGACTTAGTACATTAACAGGTGCAGGCCAGCAGCTAGGAAATCTTGGCGTTACTGGCGGTACTTTGGGAATGCAGGCTCTCACAGGTGCAGGTTCTCAGTTGGCTGACATAGCCAGTGGCAGAGCTTTAGCGCAGTCTCAGTTAGCTTCTCAAGCAGGCCGTGGCCTTGGTGACATCAGCATGACCGGAGGAATGGCTGTTGGTGATTACCTCTATGGAACTGGCGGCGCGCTGGCTCAAAACAGAATGCAAGCAGGCCGTGATATTGCCAACAACATAACCAACCAGATAAATGCTTTGGCTCAGTACCAAGGTGACCAAGGTATTGGTATGGCTGATCTGATCGGTCAGCAAGCAAATATACTAGCTGGCATCCAAGGCAACGCAGGTCTTGGAATGTCCAACATGATTGGCACCACTGCTGGTCAACTTGCAGGAATAGCTACAGGAACTGGTACTGCTTACAATCCAACTGGACTTCCAAACACAACTCAGGTTGATGGAATAGTAAATACTTTGGGAAGAACATTAAGCGGCTTTACAACTGGAGCCTCAGCAGCTCCTGTTAGCTCTTCAATTCCCAGTTAAACCAGAGGCAAAACAATGACTGACGAAGAATTTGAAAGAATGCTTGCTGGACTTCCTGAAGGTGATCAAGGAGCTATGCCAAGGCAACCTGTTGCAAGCTCTGCATCTCGCCCAGCATTCACAGCAATTCCTGATAGGAGAGACGACAGTTTCTTAAAGAAAGCTGGTCGTTTTGCAATGGGTTTTGGTGCTGGTTACGCAGGAAGAGGCGATGAATATCTTGACTCTTTGCAAAAAAAGCGCCAAGAAAAAGATATGCAACTATTAAAAGCCACTGCTTTAGACGCAAGAAATATTCAACAAGCTATACAAAATGAAAATTTCCCTAAAGCTATAGATGTTCTTGTTGATCGCATGAATTTATTAGAACAAATGGGTGAAGATACTTCTGACACAAAGATGCTCAGAGATGCTCTTATAGGCGGTAGGCCAGATATAGTTATGGGAGAGTTAAACACTTTCCTTAGCTCATTACCTAAGCAAACAATTGATCCTAAATTTGTTACAGGTGAAGGGCAGATGATTACTCAGCGTCTTGGAGGAGATCCAATGGCGCAGACTATTGCTGGGTATCAAACTGATCCTGAAGATCGTTACAGGCCGTTGACTCCTGAAGAGCTTGCGTCCTATAGACTTCCTCCTGACGCTCCTTATAGATTGAACATAAAGACCAATAAGCCTGAATACATGGGTGGAACTACAAGCACTACTAATATTAGAAACCCAGCCTCAATTCCTTCTGGTTACAGAGGAATTTATGATGAGGATGGAAACCTTATTGAATTAGAAGCAATTGCAGGAGGCCCAGCGGCTGCTGAAGCAGCGGCTGCTGAAGCAGAGGCAGGAGCAGATAGTCGCAGAGAAGGACTTAGAGCTTCAAGGCAGTCTAAAATTGGTGGAATAGTTATAGAGGATATAAATCGTTATAGAAATTTGGTAGAGAATCAAGGATTTTTCACTCCGGTTACAGGAGCGCTTGGCGAGATAGTTGGCGGTATCGCTGGGACTCCTGCTGCTGATGCAAGATCTTTAGCTAATACTATTGGCGCAAATATCCAATTTGAAGCGCTAGACCAAATGCGTAAAGAAAGTAAAACTGGCGGCGCTTTGGGAAGCATTACGCAGAATGAATTGAAAGATTTAAGAGACACTCTTGGAAGTATTGCCGCTTCTCAGTCTGATGAACAACTTCTTTACAATTTACAGAGATTAGAAAACTTGTATAACAACGTAATGGCAGAAGCAATGTCTTATCCAGAAGAAGAAAGACTAAAATACGGAATTACCATTACGTCAATGCAAAGCTCTGATCCATTGGGATTATTTTAATGAGCGATAAACTAAATGCTTTTAGAGAACAATATCCTGAATACACTGACACTCCAACTGGTCAGTTAGCTTTTGGTCTTTGGAATAAATCTTATAAAGATCAAATGCCAATGGGACTTTATGCTGACTCAATTGGCTTATCTAATGATGACTTTAGAGAAATGATAAAGTTTTCAGAGCAAGAAGGATATAAGCCTACTGAATCCACTTATGCTGAAGGTTTTATTCCTGAAGGAGCAAGAGCAGCGACAGCCGCTAGAGGTATGAGTTTCGGTATGGCAGAAAATATAGCTGCCGGAGCTGCCGCTGGAGGAGAAAAATTAAAAAGGCTTGTTACTGGAGAAGAGCAGCGTCCATTTGGCGAGGCGTATGAAGATTATTTAGGTCTTACTAGAGATATTATAGGGCAGTACCAAAGAGAAAAACCAGCCGAATCATTTCTTACTGAAGCTATACCAGCGGTTGCTTCAGGTATTGGGCTTGAAAGAGCTATAGTAGCTGGAGCGCCAAAAGTTATTGCGGCTATGTCTCCATCGGCAAGAATTCCTGTTGGGACATCTCCAAGCATAGCAAAGACAGCAGCCGCATCTGGAGCCGGAGGCGCTGTTTATGGTTTCAACACTGGAGAGACAGGAGAAAGGTTAGAGTCTGCTTTCGAGTTAGCAATACCATCTGCTATTTTTGGTGGCGGCGGTCAAGTAGTTTTAAACTTTGCAGCTCCAACAATCAGAGGAATAGGAAGATCGTTCGGTAAAAGAATGCAAGAGTTTGATACCAGACCTACCGTAGAAGCAGCAAGACAATTAAAAAATGACATTTATAAAAGAGCTACAGATTCTGGCGTTGTTTATGATGTTATGGCTATGAGGTCTTTATACGGAAGAGCGAGAAGATTGGTTGCCGATAACGCCTCTTACGTTCCTGAAACCGATGATCAACTTACTGCTGCGCTGCAAATATTAAAAAGAAATAGCAAGACTCCATCGAATCTTATTCAGTTGGAAAAAATAAGAAGAGCAATGTTTGAGCGTTATAAAAAATCTGGGTACTCAGACCAAACAATCAGAGATTTAGTTGATTTAGTTGATGACACCATTGAAAACTTTGGCACAGGAGATGCAACTGTAATTAAAGCAGCTCGTCTTGCTAATTCAAGATACAAGAAAGCAGAGCTTATTGATGCTGCTTTTGATAAAGCAAGAAGATCGGCAGGGGCTTCTGGATCTGGCGGCAACACTATTAACAGGTATAAACAAGTTGTAAATAACATACTAAACAACGAAAAAGACATGAGATTTTTTGATGCCTCAGAAGAAGAGGCAATGAGAAATTTTGTTGAATTTACCACTGAAGAACAACTGACAAGAATTCTAGGAAAGCTAGATCCTACTTCCGGTGGATTGATGGCTGCTTTAGGTTTTGGTAGTTATTTAGCTGATCCTGTAGCTACAGCCGCTGTTGCAATTCCAGCGGCGGTTGCTCGGAGAGGATTGGAGCAAACAACTGGAGAAGCTGGCGAAGCTCTTGTAACTAGAATGGCTACAGGAAGAACTCCAATGACTACTCCTGTAACAACGCCTTTAACTACAGGATCTCAAGTCGTATCAGGCTATGAAAGAGAAATGGAAAACATTCGAGGAAATAGGTAATGGCTAGATTCGGTGAAATTAACGCACAATACTTTGATGACGCTGGCGCTCCATTAGGCAGCGGCAAGCTGTATTTCTATGAGTCTGGAACTACCACTCCTAAAAATACCTACGCTGATATTAACTTAACTATTCCTAATACCAATCCTGTCATCCTTACTGCCGCAGGCCGTCAGCCTAACATCTTTTTTAACGGTAATGCCAAAGGCATACTAACTGACAAAAATGACGTACAGATCCTTGTCAGAGATCCAATCGGTGAGACAGGCACTAACTTTGGTGACGCTTGGGTAGCCACTACAATATACTCAGCAAACTCTGTGGTTATAGGCAGTGATGGCGTTTATTACAGGTCACTATCTAACGGCAACCAGAACAATAATCCTACTACTACGTCTGGATTTTGGACGCTTCTTTATTCTGTTCAGTGGAATGCTGGCATTACTTACGATATTGGTGCAGTGGTTACCTATGATAACCAACAGTACCAATCGCTACAGACATCTAACCTGAACAATAACCCTGCTTTAGCTACTAGCTACTGGGTTCCTTTAAACTTTGCATGGGTTGCTACAGCTACTTACTCTGAAGACCAGAACGTAGTCGGCACAGACGGCATTCTGTATACGTCTCTCCAGAACTCTAACACTGGCAATGACCCTGCAACGTCACCTACTTACTGGGTGGGTACAAGTGCAGCGGCAGCAGCCAGTGCAGTAGCGGCAGCGGCAAGCGAGGCGGCAGCAGCGGCAAGTGAAGCAGCAGCCGAAACAGCGGAGACTAATGCTGAGACAGCTCAGGCCGCAGCAGAGGCAGCGCAGGCAGCAGCAGAAACGGCAGAAACTAACGCTGAGACAGCAGAAACTGGAGCTGAAGCAGCGCAAGCAGCAGCGGAGGCCGCTCAGAGTGCCGCAGAGACTGCTCAGGCTAATGCG